TGTCGACCGGATGCACATGATCTGCGCGCGCCCAGGTGGTGCCGACGCCGATCGCCACCACACCGTTCATCAGCGGGTTGGTCGAGGACGCCACCGGCACGCTCGCCACGGTGGCGTAGCCCTGCGCCTTCACGAAGGCTGTGGTGGCAACGCTGGTGTCGTTGTCGGCCGTGGCAGGCGTCGGCGCTTGTGGATCGCCGGTGAACACCGGATTGGCGAGGGGCGCTCCACCGACACCGGTCACGTCCGTCAGCAGCAGCGTGACGGTGCCGGTGCGGGTGTTGAAGCTCTGCACACCGGCGGCTGCTGTAGCGGCCTGCACGTAAGCTGTGGTCGCGAGCTGTGTGGTGTTGGTGCCGGGCGCTGCTGTTGGTGCGGCCGGTATGCCAGTGAAGGTCGGCGAGGCGAGTGGTGCACGAGACGTATCGCTGGGATGGACGTGATCGCCGCGCGCCCAGCTGGCCAAGGCGCCAGGCGCAGCGACACCGTTCATAACCGGGTTGGCGTTCGACCCCATGCCGGGGCCGCCGATCGGGATAACGACGGTTGCGGTGCCACCAGCGCCGCCGGTGCCCTTGCCGTAGTAGAGAACGTCGTCGACTTCGTTGTAGGCCAGCTCGGCATTCGCCAGCGAGCCAGGGGCGCCAGTAGCTCCGGAGGTGCGGCGCTTGATGCGGAGGATGTCGGTCATCTAAAAGTTGCCCCCATCCAGCACCTTGCTGTCCCAGTCCTCGAGGTCGTCGGTGTAGAGCAATACGTCACCAATCTTGCGCGCGACGCTGGTCACCAGATCCTCGCCACCAGGTACACCGACCCAGTGTTGATTCAGTCGCCCGTAGAGCGTGCCGTCGATCGGCGCATCCGGGATGCCGCCTTGCCATGCGGCCAGGACATCGACCTGCACGGGCGGCTGCGGCGTCGCATCGACATCGACGGTCACCGGATCCGGCAGCGTCACATCGACATTCGGCGGCGGCGGCAGTGACGCATCGACCGTGACGACGGGCGGAACCGGCGCCACCACATCGACACTGAGCGGCGGCTGCGGCGGCGGTAACTCGACCGAAACGAGTGGCGGCGGCGGCAGTGTTACGTCGATCGCGGCGTCATCGATCTCAACCTCGACGACCGAGAGCGGCGGCTGCTGCGGAGCGACATCGACGATGACGACCGTGCTGCCGCTCATACAGGACGCCCTGGCAGGCGCTTCGCCTCGGCGGCCGCGGCGGCCAGGGCGGCCGAGCCGGTCACGTCCATGGTGACGGTCACGCCGCCCAGCAGGACGGTCTGCACATCGCCGTTGGTGTAGGTGAGCTGCAGATCCCACACCCCGCCAGAGGTCGCCAGCGTCGACGTCTTGGTGGCCGGCAGCACCGCCTGGATGATGTTGGGCATCACGACCGTCAGATCCATCGAGGTGATGAGCGTACCGCCCGGTGCGCTACGGATCTCAGCCTTGGCCGTGACCCCGGTCAGATCCGCCGGCGTCGTCTTGCCGGGATCCTGCCAGAGCGTGAACTGCCAGCGATAAGAATCGCCGCGGTAGATCGAGATCGGCATCGAGCCCGGCGTCATGGCTGCACCGGGTCTTTCGTGGTCGCATAGATCAGCTCGCCCGCGCTCTGCACCTCGGACCATTCAGCGCTGCAGGTGCTGCAGCTCTTCACGGTGGTCGACGTGTTCGGATCGCTGTTCCTCATCACGCCATGGCCATCGTAAACCGGCGCCCAGTCGATGGCGGTCACGGTCGAACTGAGCACGGTGATCCGACACTCGGCAGGGTCTCGGGTGCAATTCGGATGGCTATACGCCATGATATCCATCCCTTCTCAGGCGGTGATCGGACGGCCGAGGAAACCGTCCCAACCGGCGGTGTCGTCCTCGGCCATCGAACGGCCGATGCACATGATCAGGGCGGACATGCCATCGATGCGACCAGTGCTGTGCTTCTTGGTCGGCATCTTGTTCTCATTTTTATCGCTTTGCACATGAAGATTAGAGGCCATCCAGGCCAATACTTCATTGTCGCCGTGATCTAGTTGCTCGGACAGCAGCATTGCTTCCAGCATCTTCGTTGGTGCTGTGTAGCTGCGAATACCCTGGATGAACTCGTACATGGGCAGGCCTTCGCCCTCGAGCGCGACGGCGAGCTGCGTGGCATTCCATGGATCGTAGGCGATGCTGCGTGGCTCATTGAGACGGCAGTCTTCCAGCACGGCAGCCTGGATCTCATTGTGGTCGATGACATTGCCTGGGGTGACCTCGATCAGCCCGTTCTCGATCCAGCGCTGATACTGCACCTGATCACGGTCGCTCTTTGCCTCGATGGTGTCGCTCGGCATCCAGAACCGCGGCACGATCTTCCAACGTGTCTCCTCCTCGATCGGCGGATACAGCTTCACCCAGGCGCTCAGATCGATGCGGGACGACAGATCGAGTGCGCCGAAGAACACCCGTGCCATCAGCTCTGCAGGGTCGAACGGTCCCTGGCTGTTCTTGCGCCACACCTCCATGTCGATCGCGCGCGAGCTGTCCGACGTGCGCATGTTCAAACGCAGCCGCTTGAATGCGACCAACGCGGGCGGCGATCGGCTTGCCTTCAGCGCCTGGCGCCTCAGGTCGTCCATTTTGACGCTGACGTGCAGGTTGGGATTGGCCTTGATCCAGTTCTTCGGATCGTCCCAGGCATCGTCTCGATCGAGCGTCGCGATGTAGGCGAAGTAGCTGTCGTCGAGGACCAGGGCCTCGAGCACCTTGATCGCGTAGTCATGCTCCGCCGCGTAGACGCTCTCCGGATTGTCGTCCCCGGCGGTCGTTATGATCCACAGCAGCGGCTGGCGACGCGAACCCTGCGCGGTGTCGAGCACGTCGAGCACGGCGCGGCTTTTGTGACGGTGCAGCTCGTCGACCACGACGCAATGCGGGTTGAGACCGTCTAATGTTCGATCGTCCGATGACAGCGGAACGAAGCTGGATAGCGTGCTATCTACTGCGAGGACTCTGGTGAGAACCTTGACCCGCCGCAGCAGCATCGGCGAGCGCAAAACCATGCGCCGCGCTTCATCGAACACCAGCCTCGCTTGGTCTTTCTTCGTGGCGGCGCTGTAGATCTCGGCGCCCGGCTCGTCGTCAGCAACCAGTGCCTTGAGCGCGACGGCCGCGGCGGAGGTCGACTTGCCGTTCTTGCGTGCGACCTCTTCGAAGACCGTGCGAAACCGACGCAGACCGTTGGCCAGGAACCAGCCATAGACACTGCCGCGAATGAACTGCTGCCAGGGCTCGAGGCGAACCTGCTGGCCCGCCCACTCGCCTTTCGAGTGGACAAGGTAGCTGCTGAACTGGATGCCGTAGATCGCGATGTCGGGCCGCCACACGAGGCCGCGCTGCGGACCGTAGGCGAGATCTTTGAAGTGCCTTTCGCACGCAAGCCGCACGAGGCGGCCGGTGATGATCTTCCCCTTGCAGACGTCCCACGCGTAGGCGCTGACGGGGTCTTTGTCAGTGGACGGCCGTCGCCTTGGGAGCTCGCTGGAGGTAAGCGTCGAGCGATTCTTGGCCGGCTGGGACATCCTGTGGTCCGTTCAGCTCCCCGCCGCCGAGTGTCAGGCCAATCCGGGGACGCGCGGTCGGTGAGAAGCCCAGCTCCGAGGCTGCGCGCATCATGATCATCGCCTGTCGATTGACGATCTGCAGGTAGGCTGATTGCACCATCTGCGTTGAACCCGGCGCTGCAGGCACCAGGAGGGACGATTCGCTCATCAGCGCCTTGGTCGCTTGGCGATGGAAGCAGTGCGCGACCACCCAACATTCGAGCACGCCGGCGTCGATCGCTTTCAACAGGCCCGGTGGCGAATTCGCCAGTGCGTAGTTCCAGGCGTCGCGCTGATCGTCATCGAAGTGCGCCGGTACCGATCTGGTCCTGGCCGCCAGATCGCCTTCCGGCTTCGGCTCGTTGGGGTTCAGCGGTTGGTCCGAGCGATGCAATTTGCGCAACGCCGTGGGCTTCGGTTTGCGACCGCGCATATTCCAAACCTATTCCTGGGTGGCGAGCGACGAAGCTCACCCAAAGCACTTCGCCGCCCGCCTGCCGCACCGCCTGCTCGCGTTGGGGGCGCAAGAGCGGCACGACAGATCAAGTGTAGCTTACTCGGGCGGATTGCGATTGCTGCGGCCCGACATGATGATCGCCACCAACACCGGAATGGTTTCCGACAACCAGTCGCGGAATATCGTCGTCCATGGACGGTCCCAGCATTCCGGCACCAGGGCGATCACGCAGCGCAGCGTGGTGAGCAGCACGAGCAACGACGGTGTAACGATCAGCACCCCGAGCAGCACCATCGCCCATTTCGCGGCATCGAACGGCCGCTTTGGGGCAGGCGGAGGCGGATCCGGTGGCAGCCCTGGCAACGACATGGCCACCTCCGTCGACTCAGCGCCACGCGTGGCCTTTCTCGCGATGCTTAATGGCATCACAATCGTCGCACAGAAGCTGCAGGTTGCTCGGGTCGTCGCTCCCTTCTGGCCGCGGGATGATGTGATCGACCCGCCACGTATCCGGTTTTCCGCAACGAGCGCAGATCCCGCCGTCACGTTCTCTGACGAACCGGCGCCTCTTTTTCCACTCCTGGGTGCCGTAAAAAGCGTGGTCCGGATTGACGAATTTCGGTGTCGGATGCCACCCGGGCGGACGGTGTTTGGGCGGCAATGTCGGCATATCTGACACCGTGGTCGCAGTGCAGTAGCAACGGATTGCCGCAGGATGGCAAATAAAAGCCCTAAGCCCTTCCCGTTTGTCAATGCCCGAGGACATTGGCCAGGGTCTCGTCGGACAGGTCATCCCCTTGCCACCGACCACGCAAATGATGGCATCGAAATCACCCCGGCCGAGATCGCTCATCGCGGCGGCAGCTTCGCGATCGACGGCAGCGGCTGCCCACCGAAGGGCACATGATCGAAGTCTATGCCCGCGTCACGGACGAGGGATTTGACCTGCTCCATCCAGTCCATCGTCTGACTGCCCCAGTCGGCCAGCTGGCAGATCGTGTGCACGGCACCTTCCACTTTGGCCTTCAGCACCTCTTTGCTTTCCGAGCCGCCGGATACGGCGCGCAATCGCCAGCCGAGCGGTGAGTCGGGATCGTAGCGGATGGCACTCCATGGCGCATGCATCGCGTAAAAGTATGCGGCCTCGTCGGGTGAGATCACCATTGCCGCGCCGGCGAACCCATAGCGGGCGAACACCATCTTGACCTCGTCCAGCGCCTTCTGCAGCCGCTCGTCGTCGATGGGGCGATCGTTCATCGTCATGAGCGGGGCTCCTTCACGGCTCTCAGGAGGGAGAGCATCGTGACGGTCTCCCCGCCATTGTATCCGGTGTCGAAAGCGGCTCGCAGGAGGGTTGTGAAGCACTCGCGCTGAAGATCGGTCTCGAGCGGTGGCAAGATGCTGATCATCAGTTTCGTGGTTGACGCCCCGAGCCATTTGTCGAACGCATCGGTTTTACTCGTCTCGACCAGGGTCCGGTGTTCTTGTTCGGCCTTGTCCATGGCCATGGCCTATCTCCTTTGCTGTGGTGCATTAGCTGTGGAGTGAGGCAGGTGCGCCGGATAGGCCCGTCGCGCGACCAACACAGTGTCGACGCCGACCACCTTGGCGATGATGCTGATCAGGACGTTGTCGCCACCCTGCGCCGGTACCGCTCTCATGCAAAGCAAGAGCAACCGGCGGCGTTCCTCTTCAGTGAATGCTTCCTCGATCACATTGCGCTCCCCAAAGCGTCGTCCGTGCATTCGATCATATATCCCCCCCTGGTTGGACCCCCCCAGCCGTATTTTCTCCGTCGCATAAAGGGGCGCCCGGCCCGGTGGCGGCCCCCGGGCGCCAGACTTTTCGACCCCCCTAGGGGCTCGAGGGAAAAGTGGCGGAATTCCGCCGTTTTTTTCGTGATATGCGACCAGGTCTCACCTTGGGCGTTTCACGGTGAAGGCGCCGAAGCCACGCAGCTCGACGCGCTCGCCGCGAGCCAGAGCGGCGGTGGGCCCGATCGGGCCCGATCGGAGAAAAGCGCGGAAATCCTAGCGATTATGCGATTGCATGGTTGACCGCGTCGCACATTGCGCCATATACACTCCACAGCGCTGGCGATTGTGCCACGCGATTACTAGGGAACTCCCCAAATGAAGCGACTACTTACACTTGGCGCGTCGCAACCGAAGGCCGTAAAGGGTGAAAAGAAAGGGTACTTGACCGCAGTGCTTCACCTTGCGCCGCATACCAGCGCTGCTGTCACGGGCAAGTCTGGCCACGTCTTGAATGTGTGCCCTAATGCCGACGGTTGCGAGATTGCGTGCCTTAACACCGCTGGCCATGGCGGCATTATTCGCAAGGGTGAGACAACCAACGCGATTCAGGAGGCACGCAAGGCGCGGACTCGTTGGTTGTTCTCTGATCGCGCGGCATTCCTGGCGCAGTTGGAAAGGGAGCTGCGGAATTTTGCCCGCAATGCGGAACGCAAGGGCATGGGCGCTGCTTTGCGCCTTAACGGTACGTCAGACTTAGACTTTGACGGACTCGCGCCTAGCACCGTCGCACTCGCCGAGTCGCTTGGTTTGAAACGGTACGACTATACCAAGGTTGCATCGCGCGCTAAGCGCGTACGTCCAACGTACCATGTCACGTTTTCCCTTAGTGCGGGCAATGACAATGCCGCGGGAGCATGGTTGCGCAATGGTGGCAACGTTGCTGTAGTTTTCCGCACAGCAGACTTGCCCGCAACCTATACCATCGATGGTGAGACTCGGCCGGTCGTTAATGGTGACGACTCCGACTTGCGTTTTTTGGATGATGTCGGAGTCATTGTCGGACTCAAGGCAAAGGGCAAGGCAAGGCGCGACCAGTCTGGATTCGTGCGGGACGCGGCATAATGGCAAACCTTATCGCCATTGTCCGCGCCACGCGCGCTAGCGCTAATGCTCTGGACTCCATGTCGCACTATGCCCGCGAGGCCTCTGATTGTTCCGCAGTGATAGCGCGCAACCTTGCGCGCGTTGCTGCAGGACACTTGACCATGTCCGTTGCAGACATCGGCAATCGAATTGCACAGCAGCGCAAGGACTCTGCGGTCAAGGCCTACAATCGCGCGGTCCGCACGTTTGAACGCGCGCAACGCGTACTTGCAGATAACCCCCTCCCCGGAGATTCAAGATGAGCATGGCAGAACGCAATCGCGCGATTAAGCGGACACTTGAGTCCGCTTTCGGTAAGGGCAAGGTGAGAGTCCGTGGCGCGCGCGGTACCGCCTATGGGTACGTCGACGTCGATATTGACTGGACTCCGTTGGATGTCGATCAGAGTCGCGCCATGCAAGGCCTATGCAAGGCCTTGTTGCATGCCGCGCGTATCGATCTAGGCCGAACGTACACAGATGATACGTGCCAGTACGAGTCCGACATGTGCCACATTGGATTCAACGCGTGCCGATACTTTCGCACCATGCGCATGTCCGACGGTAGCCTTGCGGTACTGGCGGACCGGTACGACGCGGAATGGCAATCTGCAGCATGATTCCCGCGTCGCCTAGGCCTACTGCGGAACGCGCCACACTTGGCGCGTTTTGCTTTGTACGCCCCGACCATGGGCCCGACCCTGGTCGACAGGCACGCCATGGGCCCGACCCTGGCGACAGGCACGCCATGGGCCCGACCCTGGTCGACAGGCACGCCATGGGCCCGACCCTGGTCGACAGGCACGCCATGGGCCCGACCCTGGCGACAGGCACGCCATGGGCCCGACCCTGGTCGACAGGCACGCCATGGGCCCGACCCTGGCGACAGGCACGCCATGGGCCCGACCCTGGCGCCCCCCCTACAAGCGGCTATCAGGATCCCACCCCCCTACAAGCGGCTATCACGAAGAACCCCCCACGCGCGGCTATCCGGAACACCCCCCGACATGCGGCTATCCGGATCGATTTAGAACTTGAACTGCGGCGCATTATGCGCCATGTAATTCCTGCGGTGCAGGCGATCATGCCTCGCCCGATTTAGAGGGACATCCCCCAATGAAGACCACTATCCGTTTCGACATCCACGACATGACTTCCGTCACCGGCCGTTGCTACCTCGGCGAGCGCGCCACGTTCGACGAGGCCGAGCATTTCGCACGCTGGCACGCCGCTCGCCGCGGCATCCGCGTGGAGATCGCGCAGACCACCCAGACCGCTAAGCGTCGCCAGGATGAGCTCGTGGCGACGGTCACGCGTGATGCGCTTGGCCGGATCTGGACGGATCTGACGTGGCACGGCGCCACGTTCGTTTGAGGGGCCATCCATGACACCCGAACGCTTTCAAGAATGCCTCACAGCCATCGGCTGGAGCATGCGGCGCGTAGCAGATCGCCTGGGCGTTACAGAGATCCGCATCCGCCGCTGGGCAGCCGGGGTCTACCCGGTGCCTGAGGCCGTCGCGCAATGGCTGGAGTGCCTTGCCGCGGTTCACCACGACAACCCACCCCCCACAACCATCTAACGGAGACCACGCTATGAAAGTCACAGTCCGCATGAGCAACCCTGGCGGAGAGCTCGACACCAGGGTCGTTGACGTCGTCGACCCGCAGGACGAGGCCGCGGCGAAGACGGTCGCGCAAACCCTCGTCGAGATGATCGAAGAGTGTGGCCTGATCTACCCGGGCGACAGCTTCACCGTTGAGGCGGCCGAGGCCTGATCTACCCACAAGCGGCTATCCGGACGAGGAGGTCTGCCAGCGCTGCGGCGCTGGCTTTCCCCTGCGCCAGGACACTTGCCAGGGTGGCGCATATCGCGCCATAACATCCATCGGTGCAGGCACTTTGCCTCACCACTTCAGAGGGACCACCCCAACCATGTCGCTTTACTGCACGATTAAGACCGGCGGATACGGTGCGCCGCATCGCTACTACAGCAGCGCCGAACGCGCCCTGAAGGCCGCCCAGAGGCACTGCAAGCTGCATAGCGAGGCGATGGAAGTCGCTTGGTGCAAAGAGGCCAACAACCCCAAGGTCTGGCTGGCCTACGTGACCCCTGAGGGCACACGGCGGACGGCGGACTGGCAGCTGGACGATGCGCCCTCGCCGCCGCTCCCGCTCCCTGAGAACGATTACCTGCGGGGGTTGCGCGCCGCCCTGGCGCTGGCCCACGACCGACCGACCGCTTACGCGTTCTCGGTGGCGGCCGAAATTCAGGCACTCGTGGATGCGGAGATCAACGCCCCACGCGCGGCGACCACCCCCACAAGCGGCTATCAGGAGGCGCTGTATGGCGCGAGGCTGGCGCCGGATCCCTCGCGCATCAGCTGCAAGGGAGCGCGGTCATGACCGAGCGCGCAACCTTCAAGGTCGGCCTCAACCGTGGGCGCCGGCGGATCTGGATCGATGGTCCGCGTCTGACGCGGGCGGGGTTCATCCCGGGCGCGCGCTACTGGTCACCGGCCACGCTGGGCCTGATGACACTGACGCTGACCGAGGGCGAGGGCACCGCACGCAAGGTGTCGGGCAGACCGGACGGGAAGCCCATCATCGATATCAGCGGCCAGGACGTGCACGACGCATTCCCAACCTGCGCCGCGGTCGATGTCGTGTTCCAGGCTGGCCTAATTTCGATCACACCTTCGATCAGCAACTCTCAGGGGGCGACATGATCGAACGCATCGGGGACCACGCGCGGCTATCCGGAACATGCGGCTACCGCACGACGACCGACTTGAGCACGGGCAAGACGTTCCGTTGGAACACTACCGCCTTTCTGCCGTTGTCGGACGACACGCATATACAGGTGCCTGCACGCAGCTCAGCGCGCAATGTGGTGCATCTCCACCCGCTCAACACGCCGATCAAAGTGCTCGCCGAGCTGAACCCCGGCGAGCATTCGGCGCGCAAGGTGATCCTGGCGCACGGCTACGCAGCGCAACCAACCGGAGGCGGCTGCTGGGCGTGGATGCGTGCGACCAACGACGGCAGCACGCTGTGGATCTGCACGATCGATAACGGGCTCGATGGCGACGTTGAGAAGCCTGACTGGTACATCGGGCGCCACAGCGACGTCGACACTGGCTTCGTGCAGTGCGACGACGTCCTGACACTTGGAGACGCCCTGGCGCTCGCGCCACGCCTCGAAACGCCGAAGCGCGGCAGCGAGGTTCAGCTGACGGTGCCGCGTGCGGCGATCGACATCGACAGCCCACTCCCACGCGCGGCTATCAGGATGACGGCCGAACGCTTCCGGCAGGCGCTCGACGTCCTGGCGATGAACAGCCGCGATATCGCGGGCTGGATCAACGCTGACGACCGCACGGTGCGGCGCTGGGCATCTGGCAAGCTGGACATCCCGCAGGACGTCTCCGACTGGCTGGAGGGGCTGACGGCCTACCTGGAACAGAACCCGAGGCCACAGCTGCGCGCCAGGGCGCGCGTGGCGTGACGCCCAGGCAGTTCACCCGCTGCCTCGATCTGATCGGCTGGACGCTGCGAGGCGCCGCCGATCGGCTTGGCGTTCCACCGACACGCATACGGCGATGGGCGGCCGGCGACTATCCGGTGCCCGACGAGGTCGCGCAGTGGCTGCAGGTACTGGCGGACGCGCACCGCAAGAACCCAGCACCAGCGATCGATTAGCTCCCCCGACATGCGGCTATCACCCCCACAAGCGGCTATCAGGATTGAAACTATGAACAACACGACAGTTAGAATGGGCCATTCGGGGCTCGATGCTCCGCGTGCTCCAACCAAGCTGGTGGACACCGGGCCAGTTAGAATGGGCCATTCAGGAGCGCCCTCTGCCACGACCTCGTTAGGAGGCCAGATCGGGATCGGGGCGGCTTGTATCTTTGGTGGCGTGCTGGCGCTCATTGTGTGGGGCTCTGCTGGCGTAACCCCGGATCCTGACCCATCGCTAGCCCTATCTCGCGGCTCTGGCTGCGTAACATCCGACGAGTTCCAGCGCGCGGCACGCCGTCTCGCTGACCGCCAATTCGGAAACGCCAGCGGGGATCTGCCTCTGCTGGAGGTCGGCCGCGTGCGGAGGGAGATGATGATACGCGAGCGTGATGCGTGCCTCGATCTTAAGGCGCTGTGGAGCATCAACCCGCTATGGAAAGGCAGCATCCAATGACGCCCGACGAGATCCGCGTCGAGATCGCAAGGCTGCGCGATCTGGCCTCGTTGCGGGCGCGCATGGTGTGCCCGTCGCTACGGTGCAAGATCAAGCAGGCGACCTTCCTTGGCGACCTCGACAGCCGCGAGCTGGCCAAGCGCCAACCTCAGATCAACCGCCTTGAGCGCAAGCTCGAGCGCATCCAGCAACGCGAGGCCCGATCATCATGAGCGACCAGACGGAGTTGGACCTCCGCGCCGAGCTGGCGCGCATCGATCGCGATCGAGCCGAGACCAACAAGCTGTTCGCTGAGACGATCAAGTTTGGCGCCGAACGGCACAAGCTGGAACGCGAGGCGGAGAAACTACGCGCCGAGGAACACAAGCTGTGGCGCGACTGGCGCATGGCACCATGGGTTTTCGCTGTCGGCGTGATCGGCGCCATCATCGGCGGTCTGCTCGCGAGACACCTGCTATGAGCCGGATTCCTCGCCGCCTGCGGCAAGTCAGCGCCGGCGCGCGCATAACGCCATGACCAAGCGCCGCTCCACGATGAGCTACAGCCGCGCGCTGGAGTGGATAGTGGACAACGATGACACTGGCTGGCTGGACGAAGACGGCTGCGGCATTCCCAGTGTCACCGCCTGCCTTGTGGCTGACATCTACGATCGCACAGAGGACGAGGTGACGGCTGACCTACTCCGACTCGCGGCGCGGCAATCATGACCGCGCACCGCTACCGGCGGCGTTCCCGCGGTGCGCCGATGGATCGAAGGGATCGAGTGATGAGCGACATGATGCGGTTTGGGAAAGCCTTCCAGCGCGAGCGTGAGTGGGCCGAGGGACGCCTGCAGCTGGGCGGCGACCACATGACATACGCCGAGGCACCGGACGGCACGTTGACGCTCACGTTCGACGACAAGGGCACCGGGCGCGTGTGTGGCTCATGCTCGTTGTGCTGCAAACTTTTGCCCCTACCAGTACTCGACAAGCCCGCCAATCAGCGATGCGAGCATCAGCGTCACAGCAAGGGATGCGCGATCTACGCCACCCGTCCATACGCCTGCCGCACATGGTCGTGCCGATGGGTGTCGGATCGGACAGCGACCGAAGGAATGCCGAGGCCCGATCGGGCCCACTACGTCATCGACATCGTGCCCGACCACATCGACCTGATGGCCGACGAGAGCACCGGTGAGACGCGCCGCGTCAACGTGGTGACCGTGTGGTGCGATCCGGCATACCGCGACGCCTGGAGGGCACCTGAGTTGCGCGCGTTCATGTTGCGGATGGCCGAGCAGTGGCAGCTTGCCACCATCGTCCGCTGGAACAGCAGCGACGCGCTTGTCGTGTTCCCTCCGCCCTTCGACAAGGCAGGCCAGTGGCACGAGGTCAGAGGCGTGGGCGTGCGACGTGATGAAGACCAGGACAACGACGCGCGCAGCATGGCCAAGCGGATGACTGTGAACGGGGTGCAGCAGCAATGAGCGTGTCGGAGTACACGCGCCGGATCTGCCGCCGCATCTGCTACGAGCGATATTTAGAGATGGAGATCGCGCGCCTCGATCGGAAAGCCGAGATCATGCACCGGAGGCCGCTGACCGAGGGTGAGCTGGCACGCGACGCCGAGGATAAGGCGGCATCGCAACGCATGCTTGAGGCGGCCTGCCCGATCCATGGTGAGTGCGACTTATGAAACGCGTCTGGGTGGCGCAATGCCTGTGCCCTGGTCGGCATGCGATCCTGGCGCTCGCCGGCGAGGCCAACAGTGGCCAGGAGGCGATGGTGAGCATCGCATCGCCATTGCGACAGGCCGTGCAAGCGGCGCTGCAGGAGCAAACGATCAATCCGTGGTGCAGCCTGTGCAACGCGAAAGCCGAGACCTGGGTTTATGAAATCGGTCGCACGCGGTTCCGCACAATGGAGGAGGCGACGCCTACGTTGCGCGAGAGCGAGGCCAAGCAGGCCACCCTCAGACGGCTATTCGGCGATATTCCGCGGAGCGATTAGAGCGTCATCCACGCCCTGATCACCGCGGCCGCGGCGATCGGAGAGACCGCGTTCCCGTAGGCGCGCAGCTTTGCCACGTCGCCGGGACGCCGAGCAGCCAGCGGCTGAATTCCGGGTTGAGTAGGCCGCCGCCGTCCGTCGCGGCAATAGATCCATTCAAGCTCGCGCCAGGGACCAAGTGTGCCACTTGGTTCTGCAACTGCTCGCCTTTCGCACCGCCGTCCCGCTCCGCATAGGTCTTGTGGTTCGGTGTCCGGTAATCGCGCGCGCTCGGTGTCGCCCAGCCCGCCAGGAGTGCTGCATCCGTCAGGCTCAGACCTGGGCGCGCTTTGCTGCCCGGCAAGCTCCTTGATCCGCTGCTGTCCCCATCGCCCTCCGTCGGCGTCGGCCACCCAGAAGAGCCGTTGTCGGATGTTGGGACCACCGACACCCGCAACCGGGAGATCCACCGGCCCGCAGGCGTAGCCGCATGCACCCAGGTCATCCGATACAATGTCGAGCCACTCGACGCCGTCAGGGCTTGCAACCTGCTCCCCAAACACTGTGCGAGGCGTGTGCTGGGAGATGAGCCAGAAAGCCGCTGGCCAGAGGTGGCGATCGTCAAATACCCCAGCGCCACCGCCCGCCTGGCTGAAAGGTTGGCATGGGCAGGAGGCCGTCCAGACGGCGCGATCGTCGCTCCAGCCAGCCATCCGGAGAGCGCACGACCAGAGCCCGATACCGGCGAACAGATGCACCTGTCGGTACCCATCGAGATCGGCTGGCCGCACGTCCCGCACGTCTCGAACGTCGACAACGCCAGGAGCAATGAGCCTTGCGCGGATGAGGTTGCGGAGCCACGCGGCGCAGTATCGATTGCTTTCGTTGTAGTAGGCGCCACGGTTCAAACGGGCTCGTCCCGCCACAGCACTTCGACGATGCCCTCGACGCGCTCGGTCACCACCTCATCGCCGTGCATCTTGATCTGCGGATATGTGCGCCCCGGCAGCACCTCCATCGCGTAGCGCACGAGGTAGCCAGCCTTGGTGTCGTACTCGAGCACGCCATGCTGCGGCACGCTGTTGAGGAAGATCCGCAGGTTCACCGCGATGCGTGCGTCAGTCACACCAAGCTTCGCGAACGTGGGCGGCGTCACCGCATGAATTCCATCATCTCGGGCAGCGACTGCCAGCGGCCGACCTCCCAGGTCGCCGACCTGACGGTCTCGCCGGGCTCAAAGATACGCCAGCAGGCCTCCAGCCAGATCACGCTGTCGTCTTCGTCGGTGTGCATCGTGAGCTCGATGTCGCCGCGCTTGATCAGTCCTTCGACCACCTCGGGCAGCATCGGCCCTTCGACGATGAGTTCGACCAGCCGGGTGTCGGTGAGTGAGCGTTGCGCGCGGACGCGATGCTCGGGCGCTACGCAGCGCTCGATGCGGCCCAGCAGATCGTCGCTCACCAACATGATCAACGCGCGCATACGCTTGCTCCTTCAAAGTGATCGGCGAGCTTGGCTATGCCGTCGCGCACCAGCTCGCCGGCGAGCGCGAGGCGCATGCAGCGATAGCCCGCATACCCGCTGACGGTGCCGCCCAGGCAGACCCACAGCACCGCTTCCCAGTGCAGCGGTCCGAGCGCTGCAGCGGCGCGCCGGGTGGTGCGGCAGGCGTCTATGCTGACGCTGCTGATCGGTGCGCGCAGGAAGGGCGGCGTGTGCACCGACATGCCGCCGCTCTGTCCCAGTGCCGGCGTCATCGCCTCCAGGTAGCTCCGCAGCGTCTCTGCAGCGTCGGCCCCACGGCCGGTGATCGAACCGGCACGCTCCAACGCGAGCAGTGGATCCGCGCGTACCGCCCGGCGGATGATGCGCTGCGGCTGGGCGGGATCCCGTACGGTGTCGACGCTGACGTCAGCCTCGCGGATCACCTTGCCGTCGAAGTCGATAATTGCCTCGAGACGCACCGAGGGGCCGACATCGACGCCACCGTGGTGATGGCGCTTGCGGGCCTTGCGGCGGGCCTCGAGCTGCAGGCGGTCAGCACGCCTGCTTGCGGCTATCAGGAGCGCCATCTCGGGCGGAG